AGAAAAAAGAGCAAATTGCCAACGGTCAATATAGCTTTTCGTATCTGGGCTTAGTTCTTTTTTTGCGTTCATTATTTCTCTATCGCTCATATTATTTTAGTGTCTGCTTCGTGTAGTACATGCTCCATTTCTTCCCAGGCTACCATGTCAGGACTATCTGTAAGATAATCGTAAAGACAAGCGTAAGCTGCTTGCGCAATGTTATCAGGTCGGCCCCACAAGTCGTGCTCGTTGTAATGATACTCTGAATTGTTTTCGAGTATAGCTTCGCAATCACTCGTGTAGATAACTGCGTTGTCAATCCACTCGTGAAAGTAATCGTAGAAGTCATCTTGATTGTTTATATCACCGTTGTGAAATGCATGCCATGCATCTTCGCTGAATGATTGGTCTTGTTCGTTTAGCTTTGTGTTTTGTAATGCTCTATATAATTCCATATTGTTTTATTTTATATTATTATCCAGTTGTTATCGTGTTTATCTTGTAGAAATTAGTGCATTTTATTTGCTCTTATGTATTCACCTAGCTTTTTTTGTGCGTCGTATATATCAATTCGATTTGTTTCTTGATACTCAACGATTTCGTATGCACGTTTTAGATTGTCACAATAAACAATTGTTGTTTCAGGACTGTAGTGTGCTTTGAAAAACACAGTGACGCCGGGCATTGTTTCATCGTGTGAGTACATTTGCTTTTTACCTTTGTATATTTTGTAAAGCCATTGTCCGTTGAAACTTCGGTCGTATGATGGGTAAGTACCGTTTGCTACGTCTTTTAGTATTGCGTTTATCATAGTTTTATTATTTTATATTATTATCCGATTGTGGTCGTATTTGTTTTGTAGTTTGTGTATAGCAATTATAGAATATCTTGTTTGATTCTTGGTAGAGAATTAGCACTCCATCTATTACCTTTTGAGTATACACGCCGTGTACGGCTTTTAACTTTACCTGTTTGTAGTTTTATAGACTCATTGAATTCTGCTTGCGTAAAGCCTTGTATTGTGCCGTATCCTAGCACTTTACGGTATTCGTTTGCTCTTTCTTTTTTCTTTTGTGCATTGTATGCAAGTAGTTCTTTCATTGTCATAATCAATATCTTTATAGTTACATTTATATTATCCGATTAAGCTCGTGTTTTGTTTGTATTCTAGCAATGTCCTAAGCCTAAGTACTCAATTTCAATCCACTCTTGCACAATGTTGAGGTCTTTTTGTACTTCAATTGCTTGTAGCAATCTATCATTATCCATTAGGAATTCTTTATCTTGGAATAACTTGTCTCTTAGTTGAGTTAGTGTTACTCCGTTCATTAGTTCTTGATTTAATCTTTTTTCTCTTAATATTCTCATAATTTTATATTTTTTAAGGTTAATAATTTATTTTTCTTGGTAGTTTTGGTATAAGTCGTTTAAGTACTCTTCATCATTTACTTCAGTCTCATTTAGTTCATGGGCCTCGAAAAATAATTCCACTTTAGTTAGTTCGTTGTTTACTAGTTCACTTATTTTTTCATTTGATAAATAGTCGTAGTTTTGAATATAGTCGGTAAACAATTCTTCTCTTAAGTCTTCAAGGTAATTTTTCATATTTTTCATATCTAAGGGGTATAAGTTGTTTATTAGTTATTTTTAGTTAGGTGGTATAGTTCGCTAGTTCTATACGCTTTTTAAGTTATTTTGCTTAATATTTCTTAGCATTCTTCTACTTTTAGTATATTATCTAAGCCAAAATGTAGTATTACGTTTTCAATATTATCGCTTTTCATGTACTTGATCCAATTAGTTGGTATTCCTCTTTTATTCCAAGTTTGCACTTTAGTTACTTTAAACATTTTCATATTTTACTTATTTAATTACACTTATATTATCCAATTCGTTTCGTATTAACTTTGTAGTTTAAGTAATTCTTTTTCACAAATCTTAATCTCTTCATTTATTTTATTAGATAAGTTTTCTTTATTTTCATTCATAGATTTTATAAACCTCTTTTCCATTTCTCTTTTTCTTTGATTATAAAATTTAATTTTTTGATTGTTAGTAAAGTTAGTTGGAAATCTCATTTTTTATAGTTTTAAGTTATATTGTTTTTACATTTATATTATCCATTTTAGTCCGTATTTGCATTGTAATTTTTTAAAATAAAAAGCTAAAAACTTTATATAGTGTTGTAACTTGTTGGTACCCATGGGGTTATAAAAAGGGTTTTAGTTAAGTGGCTGGTTGTCAGGTAGTTACGTGTAATACAAAACCTCTATATATCTCATTACAGTTTTATGTGACAAATACCCCATATATATACATAATAGTAGGCTAACGTCATATGCTCCCGTAAATAAACAAGTATATGCGCGATAAATAACTTATGTACATGTATAATAAGATTAATCTTTAACAAAAAATTATGGGATACGGAAAATCAAAACCTGGAATGTTCAAAATGAAACACCAGGGAGTGCCAGCGTTACTAAAAGCATTGACTGGTGGTCAAAAAGAAATGGTTGGCAAAATGAGGAAGCAAGGGAAAACCTCAGCAGCTGACAAAATTGAAAAAGGTATATTAGCAGAGCCGGCCAAGAAAGCAGCAGTTAAGCTCGATCCAACGGACGCCGAGAAGAGAGCCAAAAGTAGTGCAAAACTAAAGCGCGATGCTGAAGGAAGAGTAGTCGGCACCTCAACTGAAACAGGTGGAGACATCCCATTAGGTACTAAAAAAGGCACTAGAAAAATCGCGGCTAGAACAGGTAAATCTTTTGATGAGGAAGGTAATGTAAAGCTCGGTAAGAATAAAAAGTTTGAAGACAACTTATTAACTCTACCTGATGGCACCATTATCGGATACAGAAACACAAAAGGCGAAAGAGTAAACTTTGAAAGCAAAGACAGGGTTAACAAAAGAAAACTTAAAAGTGGCTCAAAAGTTGGTGGAAGACTAACAGGTAGGGGATTATCTAACCGTGCATTGGAAAACGCAGCCAGTGATTACTACAAGTATAACACGGCTATTGATAACGTAAATAGGGCATCAGACAAAGCCAGCAAAGTAGTATCTGCTGAAAAAGAAGGCGATAACGTAAGATACAACGAAAGAAAGAAAAGCGTCAAAACAGCAGCAGCCCAAAAAGCGAAATCTCCTGTTAAAAAAATGGGTGTTGGTTCAAAGTCCATAAGACAAAGAATAAAAGACGACGCTCAAAAAAAGAAGAGTGCTCCTGCGACAAAAAAAATGTATAAAAAATAAGATGGCCTTATCACCAGAAGCGAAGCGCCGTAAAAAGCAGCGAGACCTAGAATACGCTATGACCCCTAGACGCCGGCGTATGAAAGCCGAAAACCAACGGAAGCGTCGTGCTGCAAAAAAGAACGGCAAAAATATAGATGGAATGGATTACGATCACACGACACAAAGCTTTGTATCGGCGCGGCGCAATCGCTCTGGATTTAGTAAAGGAACAAAAATAAATAATACAAAATAATGGCAAGAATAGATTCGTACACCGCGATAACCCCTACGACGGATGACTATTTACTAGGGACTGACAGCCCATCAGGCGGTGGGCCTACCAGGAATTTTACTGTTCACTCTATAATTGATTTAACATCTAGTGCATTAGGGAACACCAATGACTACCTCGATGGCATAACAATTGAATCTGGATATGCTGCTGATGCGTCAGATACCGCAACCATAACTTTTTCAGTAGGGTCGCAAACTGATGCAACTTTAAATCTAGGTGGAGCGGCATTTAAAGCAGCTAGTCACTATGCAACATCGGCTGCATTAACAACACACATAACCGACACTACTCAACCGCATAGCCTTGATTCTATTGTTGGCAGTGGAACAATTACCGCAGCAAAATTAAGCGGTAACCCCGGTAATGGTACTAATGGCCAAGTATTGCTTTCAAATGGTAGCGGTGGATTTTCTTGGGGAAACGATCAAGATGATAACGATAATTACTTTCTATCTAGCGTTACAAAGCCAGCTTCTGATTCTAACGATATACTATTTACAATTACAGGTGGTACAAATGTTACTGCCAATGTATTCAACGAAGGGGCCTTCTTGGCTAAAACAGATATAAGAGCTGATATAAAAGCGAACCATACTTTTATTGCTAGCGATTTTACATTTTTAGGCAGTCTAGCGAGCAAAGATAAGGTAAGTGCGGCTGATATTAATCAAGATGCAATTATCAATAGCAAGATCAAGAATAATACAATAGAAGAAAGTAAACTAAAAATTACAAATGATCCTGTTGATGGCTATGTATTAACAGCCGACGGAACAAGCGGATCAATGGAATGGGTTGCTAATTCAGCTTCCAACTATTATCTTGACGGCATAACAAGAGGTGGCGCTGATAATAGAACATTAACATTTTCTGTTAATGGTGGTACAGATAAAACATACACCTTTGGTGATGGAGCTTTTGCTAATTTTGGAACTACAGCAACAAGCGTTGCTAAAGGGAATCACTCCCATACAATAACCGATATTTCTGATAGAGGAGCATTGTCAGAATTGGACACGGTAGGCACAAGCGAAATAGACAATGATGCGGTGACTGCTGCTAAATTGCAGCCAACAACCGTTGGAACAAACGGGCAAGTACTTTCTATAAACAGCTCTGGTGATTTACAATGGATAAACTCTTCAGCCCAATCAATCGCTTCGCTCAGGTTATTACCCACTACAATAGGTGATGATAATAGTACTGTTACAGGAAAAGGCGGACAAATACTTAGGGTTAACTCAGGAGAAACAGCCGTAGAATATGTAAATCTTTTGGTGCAGAAAAATGAGTTTGATACATCAAACACCCCATCAGCTGGTAAAATATTAGCAATCGACCAAAACGGGGCTATGCTATGGGCAGATGAAGGAGAGGTAACACTTTCAGCCAACTCTATAAGCACGGGAATGATACAAGCTAATGCTGTTACTCCTGCTAAAATATCTGTGTTTGAAAACAATATGACCTCAACAACAGCGGGGCACATACTTGTTTCAGATGGCACTGTATTCGATAATGTTGCCATGTCTGGCGTAATTGCTATAACGAGTGCCGGGGCTACCAGCTTTAACGCGACAGTTGATGGCAATGGTATAACTAATACAAGCGGTGTTTTATCCGCAGATGTAGATAATTCAACAATAGAATTATCTGCCAGTGACGGAACAGGAGAATTAAGAATAAAAGACAACGCAGTTAGCTATTCTAAATTAGCAGATGAGTTTACGACAAGAGACTCAAACGTAACGCTAGCTAATGGCAGCGCTTCTAAAGATATTGATTTTGACAGTAAAGCTGTATATGAGGTAACTTTACCTACGGACGGCACAGCAACTACACTTAACTTTGATGGAGCAGATATTGGTATGACAAAAGTTGTATTAATAAAAACTCAATCATCAGCTTATACTGGTACCTTAACATTTAGTCAAACATCTGGCACGGGAACATTCGTAAGATTATCTTCAGATGATATTGTAAAGGATGCTAACACAACTAATTATGTACAAATTACTTGTATTAATAAGTCGTCAAACGACTGTACTTATATTTACACAATAGGAATAGCACAAACCTAAAATACATGTTTATAACTAAAAATATATCAACGCTAGGACAAGTAGCCGCTTACCCCCTAACGGTATCTTACCTGATGATTGGCGGGGGTGGTGGTGCATCCTATGGTGGCGGCGGTGGAGCAGGGGGTTATAGAAACTCCTACTCTACGGAATCATCTGGAGGTGGTGGATCAACAGAGACACCTTTAACTATAAATAGTGGAAACACACTTTATGCAGAAATTGGTGGTGGTGGTAGTGGATCCTTACGGGGGGCTACTGCTGCTAGCAAAGGGAGCAATACAAGATTAGGCAGTTTATATGCTTATGGAGGCGGTGCTGGCCCAAGGTCTAGCACAGACGCATCATTAGCTGACGGTGGTTCTGGTGGTGGTGAAGGTTTTACGTCTAGCACATCTGGTGATACATCAGGCACTCATAGAGGAGACGGAACCGCAAATCAAGGATATAGAGGTGGTAATAGTACTGACTGGACTCAAAACAATTTCGGTGGTGGAGAATGGATTATGGGCGGTGGCGGTGGTGCTGGCCAAGTCGGTGGAAATGCCGTCTGGAGAAATGATTGTGGTGATGGCGGAGATGGTTTGTCATCCTCAATCACAGGGGCACCAACCCCAAGAGCTGGCGGTGGCGGTGGTGCTTCATGGGATTCGGGTGCTACGCTAGGATTAGGAGGCGCTGGTGGTGGTGGTGATGCTGTTCGCGGTGGCACTAGTAATGGTGGTGATGGTACTAATAATACTGGGTCGGGAGGCGGAGCTTCGGGAAGTTCTACACAATCACAAAGCGCAACAGGAACAGGTGGTGATGGCGGTAGCGGAGTAGTAATATTGAGATTTCCTTCTTCAGGGGTAACACCATCATATGCTGCAGGATTAACTTATTCTGAATCTAGTGACGGTGATGATAAAATTGTAATAGTAACGGCAGGGTCAGGCAATATAACATTTAATTAAATATGGCACATTACGCTTTTTTAGATTCTAATAACGTTGTAACAAAAGTTATAAAAGGCAAAGACGAAACAGACACATCTGAAAATTGGGAAACTTATTATGGTGGTATGCATGGTCTTACATGCAAAAGAACATCATATAATACATACGCTAATATACATAAAACCAATGGCACGCCTTTTAGAAAAAATTATGCGGGAATCGGTTATACTTACGATACCGATAAAGATGCATTTATACCGCCAAAACCATATAACTCTTGGGTGCTAAACGAAACAACGTGTCAATGGCACGCTCCAAATGATTTACCAGATGATGCGGACACCACTAGATACATATGGAATGAGGCCACAAAACAATGGATTGCTCAATAAAAAATACCATTTTAATGTAATATAACTATATAACCAAAAATAATTAACCAAAACCTTTTATTATGACCTATTTTTATTACAAGTCGGCAACGACTAACCAACAAACTAAATTAAATGAAGAAACCAAAGCCCTATGGGAAACCTTAGCTTTAAAAGAAAATTGGCGTATTACACAATTGCCAAATGGTTTTTATCAAACCGAGTATGAGCTTGACGATCAATGGATTGACGTAACAAGGCGTGAAACTATTGAGGGGGCTGAGCAAGCTATTGACTCTTCAGTCAATCATTTTAAAAAAAGACTAAAAGCTTTTGAAGGCCCAACAGTAGTTAAAACATTTAAATAATCTAATATTTTAATTTAATGGAATTTAATCACCCAAGTAATATTGTTAAAGATTTAAACTTTAGCAATAATGCGAGTAGCAAAATTATGGCCGGAGTTAATAAGCTTAACAATGCGGTCAAATCAACATTAGGGGCATCGGGAAAATGCGTTATTTATGAAGATGCATTAGGTAGACCGATCGTTACCAAAGATGGTGTAACTGTAGCAAATAGCGTAATCTTACGGGACCCGGTAGAAAATATTGGCGCCACCCTTGTAAAAGAAGCCGCCCAAAAAACAGTGAAGGAAGCAGGCGATGGAACTACCACCTCAACAGTCCTTGCTTCCGCCATCTTAAACGAATATTATCAAAGTGGTAAAACAAATGTTAGAGATATAAAAATTGGTATTGATAAAGCCTTGGCTAAATCATTAAAATACCTTAATAAAATAAAAGTTCCAGTTGAAGGATCAATGCTCAACCATGTTGCAAATATTTCTGCCAATAATGATAAATTATTAGCAGGCATTATAGCAAATGCCTATGAGCAAGTTGGCAAAGATGGTGTGGTATTAATGGAGGAGTCTGATACAGCAGACACGCACGTTGAAATCGTAGATGGAGTGCAATTTGATTCAGGCTTAAAATCACCACATCTTATTACTGATAAAGAAAAAGGCAAAGCTGTATTAGAAGACCCTTTAGTGCTTTTAGTCGAATCTGAAGTAAATACAATTAGAAAGATTCAGACTGTTTTAGAGTATGCTATAAAAGAAAAACGCAGTATACTTATAATTGGGAACATCGCCCAACAGCCGCTTTCTGCATTAATAATGAATAAGGCAAAAGGTAATATAAAAGTAAATGTTATTGATTCTCCAGGCTTTTCATTAACCAGAAAAGAACTAATGGAAGATTTAGCTTCTATAACCGGCGCTACTATAATTAATGAAGATTTAGGCGATGACCTTGATTTAATCGGAATAGAGCATTTAGGTGTATGCAAAAAAGCCGTTACAGACGACAATAATACTGTTATTACTGTAGAAAATATTAATGAAAAAATTACTGGTCGTATTGAGTCAATTGAAAAACAATTGAAAGAAGAAAAAAACGATTACGTAATTAAAAAGCTAGAAGAGCGCAAAGCGATGCTTTCTGGATCTGTTGGAATTATAAAAGTTGGGGCTGATAGCAAAGTAGCACTAAAAGAAAAAAAAGATAGAGTAGAAGACGCTATTTACGCGGTTAAAGCAGCTTTAAAAGAGGGCATTGTTCCGGGCGGTGGTATTGCATTATGTAATGCAGCTAATAGTATAAAACCTGCTTGCGCAGGTGAAGAAATATTAGTAGCCGCTATGAAACAACCTTTTGAAACCATATTAAGTAATTCTGGTGTTACTGGAGATGTGTATAGCAAAGGTAAGGGAATTGACGTTACGAACGGTAAAGTTGTTAATATGATTAAAGCGGGGATAATTGACCCGGTCCTTGTAACAAAAACAGCTTTAAAAAACGCGGCATCTGTTGCCTCCACTATTATATCTGCTGATTGTGTAATTTCAAACGTTAGAGAAGATGCAGGCAATCAATAGATATATTATAATAGATAGAATAAAAGAAGACCCAGTAAAAACAAACGGGCTACTTTTAAACGAAAAGCACCAAGACGACGTAAGATATAGAAAAGGAAAAGTTATTTCTATAGGCAATTTAGTTGACGGGCTTAACGAAAAAGCGCTAATATATTATGACAAGCATGCTGGCTATGGAATAGAGTTTGACAACAAATTATATTTTGTTATAAAAGAGTCAGACGTTATTGCTGTGCTATGAGACTAGAAGCATCTGATTTAAGAGAAATGAATATATTAAAGTATTACAGGCTTATCAGAAGATGGGCCTGTAAGACTTATGATTTAAAAGATGCTGATTTAGAATTACTTATATATTTTGATTGCGTAGGATTGTTTACGCGTGATGATTATATTAAGGGCACATATACTTTTTCGTGGGATAAAAAAAGATGGGAAAGACTACGACGACAAGGGTGGATTGATGTTTATGCGGAAAGAAACCAAACTACAATAAAATATAATGTGTTTAAAACATCAACAAAATGCAAACACCTTATAACAAGGATTTATAAAATAATGCTAGGAGAGGAAGATTTACCAATGTCCGAGCGCAGCGTATTTTTCAAGAATAAATCATATACAGATAAAGTTTACAACAAAGCTATAGACGATATGTTTAAAGACACTACAAGATAATGGCATATAAAATGAAAAACAATATCAAATCATTGGTAATGGATCATGGCCTGGTAACAGAAGAAAATGGGATGGGTAAAGTCGAAGGCGTTACCTTAAATGATGGCACTATCGTTGTAAATAAAAATTTGTCTAAAAAGAAAAAAAATATAGCGGTGAGTCATGAAAAAGTTCATCGCGATCAAATACTCAGAGGCGATTTGTCTTATGATGATGAAAATGTATATTGGAAAGGAAAGAAACACCCAAGAGCTCTTATGAAGGAAGGAGCAAGTGATCTGCCTTGGGAAAAAGAAGCATATAAAAAACAAAAAAAATAAATATGGGAATGTCAGGACCGGCAGCAGTGCCAATTACTCAAAAAGTTCATTCAAAAACTTCTGCAAGCAAACAGGCTATTTGTGAAACTTGTAAAAAACCAATTGGTGCACAATGTAGCTGTTCAAGCGGATATGTACACGTAAGAGGTGGAAATTAGAATAAGCAAACACATTTCAATCAAAGAGGCCACAAGATCAAATACGGCTGAAAGATTAGGTATTGATAATTTTCCTAACAGCCCTGTGCTCGCTAATATGCAAGCTTTGGCTGAAAATGTATTTGAGCCCCTTAGGGAGCACTTTGGGCATCCAATATATATAACTAGCTTTTATCGCAGTCCGGAGCTAAATAAAGCTATCGGGGGCAGCTCTAGGAGTCAGCATTGCAAAGGCCAGGCTATTGACATTGATGATGTTATAGGTAATTCAACAAATGCTAATTTTTTTAATTATATAAAAGACAACTTAGAATTTGATCAATTAATATGGGAATTCGGAAATAATGATAGTCCTAACTGGGTGCATGTTAGCTACGATGCTTCTAATAATAGAGGCAATATCCTAAAAGCTATAAAAGAAAACGGAAAAACAAAATATACTATATGGAACCAATAACCAAAAGAGTACAACAGGCTCCGCTGATGAAAAAACCACCAGCACCATCAAAGAAAAAATCTTTAGGATATTACAATGAGGCCAACCCTACTGGGACAGGTGCCGCCGCAGGCGGTGGAATGACGCCAAAAGGGACCGCTAAATATAGAGCAGATAATCCAGGTTCTAAATTGAAAACAGCCGTAACAACTCCGCCTAGCAAACTAAAGCCCGGAAGTAAAGCTGCTAAACGTCGTGAGTCTTTTTGTGCTAGATCTAAAAGCTGGACTTCTGAAAGAGGCAGAGCTGCAAGAAGACGCTGGAATTGTTAATACTATATTATGGCTAGAATAAAAACATACGTAAAGGATACTGTAATAACGGACGGAGATAAACTTTTAGGCACAGATGCTGCTAATAATAATAGAACTGTAAATATTGAAATAGGCAATTTAAAAACATATATGGAAGATAATGCAGAGTTTAACTCTGATACAACCGTATTTAATCAGTCTTCCGCGTCAACCACATGGTCTATCTCACATAACTTAGCAAAATATCCAAGCGTATATACAGAAGATAGTTCTGGCAATATAATAATAGGTCAAGTAGACTATCAAAACAACGCTTCACTAACTATAACATTTTCAGCTGCTACAGCAGGAGTAGCTTATTTAAACTAAAAAATAATGGCAATAAACTATTTACATAATATTGACCTCAATAAAAATGAGCTACAAAATGCGGTAATACAGGTTCTCGCTTCTGCTCCTTCATCTCCTGTTGAAGGTCAAATATATTATAATTCAACCGTGGGAGAAAAGAAATTGTACTTTTATGATGGCTCAAATTTTATTGATGCATCAGGAGATATTAAAAGTGTAACTTCTTCAACAACTGGGACTCTTACGGTAACTGATTCGTCTGGGCCCAATCCAGCTTTATCCATAGTAACGTCTGCGGTAACAAACGGAGGAACAGCTTTAGCAACCGGAGATCAAATATATGATTTTGTCACAGGGCTAGGATATAGTACGACAGACGTTGACGTTAGCGAGAGTAATCTACGGGCAAGATTAACAGATATAACGGAAGATGTAACAATTGGTGACGCAACAGACGTAACTATAACCACATCAGGTGATTTAACAGTAACGGGCGATTTAACAGTTAGCGGAACAACAACCACGGTAAACTCAGCTACATTAAACGTAGCAGACAATATAGTTACTCTTAACAGCGATGTAACAGGCACTCCATCTCAAAATGCGGGAATTGAAGTCAATAGAGGCACATCAACTGATGTAGCTATCAGATGGAATGAAACTGACGATAAATGGCAATTAACAAACGATGGTTCCTCTTATGCAAATATAACAACAGGCGACCATCCATCAACCGCTACAGACTCTGCAGAAGGATTAGTAGAATTAGCTACAGACGCAGAAGCATTAGCAGGAACATCAGACGCTGTTGTAGTAACGCCTGGTAACCTAGCAGCTAGAAGTTGGGTTGGCACAATTGGCGATGGGTCAGCAACAGCAATAACTGTTACGCATAGTTTAGGTGCAAGAGATGTTATTATACAATTATATGATGCAAGTTCTTATGACACTGTATATGCAGATGTAGTAAGAACAACAATAAATACAGCTACTATAACATTTGCATCTGCTCCAGCAACAGATGACATTAAAGTATTAGTCATTAAAGCACAATAATACATTATGGCAAGTCGCTATTTAAATAATATAAAAATAAATGACGCTTATACTTTTCCTTCAGCAGACGGAACAGGGGGGCAGGTAATAACCACGGATGGAGCTGGGACACTTTCTTTTGCTGACGCGGCCGCTAGTGACGCAATAGTGATAAATGTAAAAAATGTATCCGGAGGATCATTATCCACTGGAACCATTATTCACCCTTCACCTACAGCTTCACCCCCTTCCGGAAACGTTATTGAGGTAATAGCAGCAGATAATTCTTCAGCCGCAACAATGCCAGCTATAGGTGTTTTAAAAACAACATTAGCAGATGATGCAGAAGGAGAAGCTATAGCTTTTGGTAGAGTCAGTGGTTTGGACACTAGTTCTTTCTCAGCAGGGAACCCGTTGTTTGTAAATACTTCTGGTAGTTTTACATCAACAAAACCTACTGGAACAGCGCTTATACAAAAAATAGGTATTGTTGTAAAATCGCATGCCTCTTCAGGAACAATTGAAGTATTTGGAGCTAATAGAATAAATGACGTGCCTAATATTTCTCAAGACTATATATGGCTGGGTAATTCATCCGGTGTAGCTACAGCTACCGAACATTTGTTAAATAATGTTAAAGATGTAACTACATCATCACCGACTAATGGTCAAGTTCTTACATGGGACAACACAAATAGTTATTGGAAAAATACTGATGCTGTAACTGGCGGAACTGTAAACGTAGAGAGAAACGCGTATACAGGCGATGGATCAGATTTAACATTTGATACTACTTCTACTATTGATAATGAAAATAATGTTCAAGTATATATCGATGGAGTTTACCAATCTAAAGCTAATTATTCCACAAGCGGGAATACAGTAACGTTTGGAGCAGGAAATGCGCCACCAAATGGCAGTGCAGTAGAATTAATACATCATAAAGGCGATACAGGAGCAGTTATAGCCGCGGGCGCAATCGGTACAGCCCAAATTGTTGATGATGCTGTTACTTTCGATAAAATAGAAGATAGATATACAGCTGTTGGAACGATAACAAATACCTCAGGAGCAACTACAGTAGATTGGTCAAGTGCTGCGGTATATAAAATGAATGCAGCATTAACTGCTGCAATCGAATTTGATTTTACTAATTATAAAGCTGGACAAGTATTGACAATATATAATTTGTCAGGGTCATATACTGTTACATTAGATAGCAATGCCGCGACTTCGGAAAGCTTTTTAAAACTAGCTGAGCAAGATTATGATGGCTCAGCAACTAGCATGTTACAAGTTGAATGTTTAGCAGACGGCGCTAACGCTGTATTTGTTTATTCTGTAGCGCAATATGCTAGTGACACTACAATTTAATTATGGGATTAGGAAGAAGAATTTTATTACCTTACTCAGTGTCGTCTGTATCTTACCCAATCAATGTTTCTTATTTAGTCATTGCGGGAGGGGGAGCAGGTAACCCAGGCGGTGGGGGTGGCGGTGCTGGAGGTTACAGAACTGCATACGGCTCTGGGAATATATCAGGACGAAATTCAGCAGTAGAAACGCCATTATCAATTAACTCGGGCACATCATACACAGTAACAGTTGGAGCGGGTGGCGCGACTATGGGCGTATCTAGTGATACTGCAACTTTAACCGCAGGTGGGAATGCTGGAAATAACTCAGTATTTTCTACAATAACCTCTTTGGGTGGCGGTTGTGGAACTTACTACCCTGCATCTGGATACCTAGCTAAGAATAATGGTGGATCCGGTGGAGGCGCTGTGTTTGGCGGAAGTGGTGGTCACAACCAAGGCAACACCGGTGGTACTACAGCACAAGGTTTTGGAGGACACGGCGGAGGCCTTTCGGGGTCAAGTACGTGGTCTGGTGGTGGCGGTGGAGCTGGTGCAGCGGGAAACAACACTGGAACAGGTGGAGCAGGCTTAGCTTCGTCAATAACCGGAAGCTCGGTTAATCGTGGAGGTGGTGGATCGCCGGGTCCTTGGTCAAGCGGATCAAGAGCGTCTAATGGATTTGGTGGAGGATCTTCACCTGGAGGATATGGAACTGCTAACACCGGTGGTGGCGGTGGTGGTGGTGGTTCTGGTTCTCAAAGCCAAAGTGCTCTAAGAGCATCTGGTTCTGGGGGATCAGGTGTTGTAATACTAAGGTTTACTCAAGATGCTTCATATACAGCAACATCTGGATTAACGTATTCAGAGTCAACAGACGGAACAGATAAAGTTTTAACCTTTACAGCTGGGACAGGAACTATAACATTTTCTTAAATTATGGCACATTACGCTTTTTTAGATTCAAATAATATAGTAAGGGAGGTTATAACAGGAAAAGAAGAAACTGACACGTCAGAGAACTGGGAAACGCACTACGGGCAAATAAGAAATTTAACCTGTAAAAGAACAAGCTATAATACTAGAGGAGGGCAACATACAAACGGCGGGACACCTTTTAGAAAAAACTATGCAGGTGTGGGGTATAAATATGACAGCGCTAAAGACGCTTTTATCCCCCCTCAACCATATGGCAACTGGACATTAAATAATACAACTTGCCTATGGGAGCCTCCGATCGGTTATCCCGCAGATGGAAACGATTACGATTGGAGCGAAGATAACAATCAATGGGTACAAATAACGTTACCCCTTAATACATAAATATGGCATTAACAAAAGTAACAAGTGGCGTTATAGAGGATAGGTATACTAAAAAAGTTGAAACAAACCATGCTTCAGGGGCTTACAGTTTAGATTGGAGCACTGGGACAACTTGGGAATTTACTGCTACACTTACAGCCAACATAGAGCTGGATTTTACTAACTTTAAGCAGGGTCAAGTAATAGACCTATATGGTTTAACTGGATCTTATACTATAACATTTGATAGCGACGCGGCCACAAGTGAAACATTCAATAAAGTAGGCGGCGTGGACTATGATGGGACCTCTACTAATCATATACAAATAATATGTGTTGATGACTCAGCCGACGCAGTATTTAATTATGCTATAGGAACTTATACAAGCGATACAACACCCTAGTAATATGAAAGCAAAAGATTATAATGGTACGATAAAAGTATATAATGTTTTACCAAAATCATATGATAAGATAATAGCTGGCTTTGATCAATTATCAGACGCTGAGCTTCAAGCCCATGGGTTTTACAATGTTGTTATTCCCGCCTATGATAGTAGAATAAAAGAGGTAGGGAATATATATTTTGATTCAGATAATAGTCAATTTACGTATCCAGTAAGTAATAAAACTTGGTCAGAAAGTTTAACAGATTTAAAAGTGGCCAAAATAGGAGAGCTAAAAGCTGTTTATAATTTTAAGTTATCTGAAACAGATTGGTATATTACTAGAAAGAGTGAAAAGGGCACTGCTGTTCCTAACGACATTCAAACAAAAAGAAATGATTTAAGAACGGAATGTGATAACCACGAAACTGCTGTCAACGCAAAGACCGCAAAAGCGCATGTTGTTGCATACGAGGTGCCTAGTATTTAATAGATATGAGTTTTAATAAAAGACTTTTTATAGGAGGGGGTGGTGGAATTCAAGGCACAGACCATTTTGCACAACAAGATTACTCAGGCTCGGGTGCAAATAGGACTATTAACACAGGATTTAGACCTGCGTTTATACATACTGATGATCGTAACACTGCTGAAAACCCTATGCTTGCGTCATCTATTATGCAAACGGCAAATGCTAGTTTTTATTTTTCATTAACTAATGCTCAATATTATAATTCTACATCGTTTACAGGGTTCGTTTCTAATGGATATACGTTAGGCGCAGACAACGTTGCACATTATAATTATTCTGGTAGAAGCTATACCTCATTTGCTTGGAAAGGCAACGGAACAAGTTCAGCTGTGACTAACAATGACGGGAACACAACAAGTCTTGTAGATGCTAACCCTGAAGGGGGGTTTTCTATGGCAAGAGCGACATTTGCGGGTATAGGTAAAACAGTTGGACACGGGTTAGATTCCGCACCTGAGTTTTTCTTTATGAAAGGGATGGGACCCTCTTCCTTTTACGGTTGGCATCACGGTATGGGAAATGCGTACCAACAGCTTCAAGCAAGTAACGCGAGCGATGTTGCTTATAATAACTTAGCCTCTACTTCAACAACTTCTCGTTTTGACGCTTCAAGTTCAAATGATACTTATATTTTTTATAATTGGCATAGCGTAGAAGGATACAGCAAGATTAGCGATTATACAGGTAACGGAAGTACACAAAGTATAAACCTAGGATTTGAACCTAGATTTGTTTGGCTAATCCCTAACGGGCAACATAATATCTACTTTACTTCTTTACATAAAGACAGTAACGGATTCAGTAAATGGATTTATCCTAACATAACTGACACTATATACTCAGGTGTTCACATTGGTAATGGAATAAAGCTAACTAGTACAGGATTTGACATAGGCAATTCTTCTCTCGTTAATGATACTAATAGAAGTTATTATTACTTAGCATTTGCGTAGAAATATATTTTTATAATTATGTCTAAAAAAAAATTTAAAGATACCAACGTTGGGAAATTTTTATTACAAAAGATTCCTAACGTTGTTGGAGCCATCGCAGGTGATACGCCTGTTGGTTCTGTAATACAAGCTATAATCGGTGGTAGTGATATGTCACCAGAAGATAAAGAAGTTGCTCTTAAAAAATTAGATATTGAAAGAGCAGAAATTGACGGTACAACAAGAAGGTGGGTAGCAGATGCCCGATCAGGAAGCTGGCTTGCAGCTAACGTGCGACCATTAACGTTAGTATTTTTAGTAATAGCATATGTTGCAGGGTGGTATATGGGCTATCCATTAGACGATATAACAGGACTGCTTACTATAGTTATAGGTGGATATTTTGGGTCAAGAGGTGTAGAAAAAGTATTTGGGAATAACAAACACAAATAATACGTAATAAAGAAATATAACCTTAACTTAAATTTAATAAAATGAATAAAATTTTAACAAAAGAACAATTAAATCAAATCGTTGTAATTTTAAATGAATTGCCAATCAAAGAATTTAACCGAGTGCAGGCTATTATAGAGGTTTTAAATACAGCGGAAACTTTAAAAGAAGAAAATAACGATGAACCTGATACGGAAGATTAGCATTGGTAGAGATTATAAGAATGACGCAATGCACTATTCAACAGGCCAAGAAGTTTTTGGAGGCCATACAATAGTTGAAATTATAGAAGAAGACGAAAGTTATAATATTTTTATTGAAAAAAATGAAGAGGTGTTGCCTTGGAAAACTTTTAATAAAAACATGGCAATCGCGGTTGAATACAATTTACAATATTAATGAAACATTTACATGCCTATTTGATAGAGCCTTTAGATGGAAGGTATACAAATAATAAAAAAATAGGTGACTCTAATTTAATTTTAAATACGCAGATAGAAGATCATAAGTTTGTTAACAGGCGGGCTAAAATCATTGAAACACCAATTAACAATCCTTTTTTACAAAAGAACGATTTAGTTATTGTACATCATAATGTTTTTAGAAGATATTTTGATGTAAGAGGGCAAGAAAAAGATAGCGGAAGTTATATTGGGAATAGCCTTTATAAGTGTTATGATGATCAAATATTTTTATACAAACGCGATAACAAGTGGTATACTCCTCCTGGCTATTGTTTTGTAAAACCGTTAAAGCAAGACGATAGCTTTCTAAGTGATAAAGAAAAAGCCCATATGGGCGTTTTAAAGCACTTAGGAGACGATTTAAGAAGCTTTAATATTAAAGATAATGATTTAGTAGGTTTTACGCCAAACAGTGAGTATGAGTTCGTTATTGACGATCAAAGATTATATAGAGTCCCTTTAAATTCTATAGCAATAAAATATGAAAGACAAGGAACTGAAGCAGAATATAATCCAAGCTGGATATAAAGCAGTTGATGAACTTATAAGGGTAGCTGAAGAAAAAATAATTATTGGGGATCCTGAGGAAGACTTGGCCGCGGATAGATTAAAAAACGCTGCCGCTACAAAAAAGTTAGCAATATTTGATGCTTTTGAAATATTAACAAGGGTAGAAACAGAAAAAAACATGCTAGAAGCATCTGAAAAAGGATCTACACAATCTTTTAAAGGTTTTGCAGAAGGCAGATCTAAATAATGTACGAACAAAATTTAATTAAATCCATAAGCCCCATACGTTTAAACACAATTAAACGATTTAATAAGTTAAATAAATGGGAGTACGGGTACAATAAAGATTATGATGTAGTCATTATTAGTAAAAGTGGTAAAATAGGTGAAATTATTGAAATACAAAATTTAAAAATTGCACTTCCTGCCTTGCCTCCTAATATGTTAAAAGAAAATAATAGATGGGTTCCACACGATTATCCAAAAGAGCTTGGCAAAATAAAAACAAGATTTGATTGGGAAACGTATCCAGACAATTTTAAAAATAAATGGTATGCATATATTGATGGAGAATTTACCAAACGCGAAGAAGGTCATTGGTTTTATAATAAAAATACACCTACTTATATTACTGGTAGCCACTATATGTACCTGCAGTGGACCAAAATTGATGTTGGGAAGCCAGACTTCAGAGAGGCTAACAGAGTTTTCTTTATTTTCTGGGAAGCATGCAAAGCAGACTATAGGTCTTATGGAATGTGCTATCTTAAAAACCGCCGGTCGGGGTTTAGCTTTATGTCTTCAGCAGAATCAGTCAATTTGGCAACAATTACAAAAGACGCACGGTTCGGAATATTGTCCAAATCTGGATCTGATGCTAAGAAGATGTTCACAGACAAGGTTGTACCAATATCCCTCAACTACCCATTCTTTTTCAAACCGATACAAGACGGAATGGACAGACCAAAAACAGAGCTTGCATACAGAGTCCCAGCATCAAAACTCACAAAAAAATCAATTGTACAAATCTCTGAAAAAAACGAACTAGAAGGATTAGATACTACTATTGACTGGAAAAATACAGGCGACAACTCATATGATGGTGAAAAGTTAAATATTTTAGTGCATGATGAAAGCGGAAAATGGGAACGGCCTGATAACATATTAAATAATTGGCGTGTTACTAAAACAACACTACGATTAGGTAGTAAAGTTATAGGAAAATGTATGATGGGATCAACGTCTAACTCTTTAGAAAAAGGAGGTAGTAATTTTAAAAAATTATATGATGACTCGGACGTTACTAGAAGAAACCGTAATGGGCAGACTAGCTCAGGATTATATTCTTTGTTCATACCTATGGAATGGAATTACGAAGGATTCATTGATTCTTATGGATACCCTGTATTTGTTACGCCGGGAATTCCAATCAAAGGAAATGACGGGGCAGATATTGAAACAGGTGTTATAGATTTTTGGGAAAATGAAGTTGATGGGTTAAAGCATGATAGTGACGCCTTAAACGAATATTATAGACAATTTCCAAGAACAGAAGAGCACGCATTCCGTGACGAAGCTAAAAACAGTATATTTAATTTAACAAAAATATACGAGCAAATAGATTACAACGAAGATTTTACAAGGAAAGGCTACGTTACAAAAGGATCGTTTTCGTGGGAAAACGGAATTAAAGATTCAAAAGTAATATTTACACCAAATACAAACGGCCGGTTTTATGTGTCGTGGACCCCCTCTAAGAACCTAGAAAACAACGTAATACTTAAGAATGGCGCTAAATATCCTGGGAATGAACATATGGGGGCTTTTGGCTGTGACTCATACGATATTTCAGGAACAACAGATGGCCAAGGTTCTAAAGGAGCTTTACACGGATTAACTAAATTTAGTATGGAGGATTCTCCTGCTAACACATTTTTTTTAGAATATGTTGCACGCCCACAAACTGCTGAAATGTTTTTTGAAGATGTTCTCATGGCTCTGGTATATTACGGTATGCCAATTCTGGCAGAGAATAACAAGCCACGGCTATTGTATCACCTTAGACGTAGAGGCTATAGAGGATTTTCAATGAACAGACCGGATAAAGTTTGGAATAAATTATCTGTAACAGAAAGAGAAATAGGCGGAATACCAAACACATCAGAAGATATAAAGCAAGCTCACGCAGCTGCTATAGAAACTTATATAAACAATCATGTAGGTGTTACAGAAGATGGAGGGGGTAATATATATTTTAATAGAACATTAAATGATTGGGCTAAGTTTGATATAAACAAAAGAACAAAATATGATGCGGCAATAAGTTCTGGGCTAGCTATAATGGCATGCAATAGGCATTTATATCATCCAAAGCCAAAATCAGAAAAACAAGCATTGAATATAAAAATTTCAAGATATAATAATAAAGGATCGCATTCAACAATAATAAAATAGCATGGCGGAAACAATATTAAAGTCTTCTTTCCCGAGTCAAATTGCTTCAGACGAAGAAAAGGCAAGCTCAGAGTACGGATTAAAAATAGCCCGCGCTATTGAGCATGAGTGGTTTAAAAGAGATTCCGGAGCAACAAGGTTTTATTCTAACAGAGACGAGTTTCATAGATTAAGATTATATGCAAGAGGAGAGCAATCTGTAAAAAAATATAAGGATGAATTATCTATTAATGGTGATTTATCATATTTAAATTTAGATTGGAAACCAGTGCCAATTATACCCAAATTTGTAGATATAGTTGTAAATGGAATGTCTGACAGGGCTTTTGATATTAAAGCATTTTCGCAAGACCCATCAGCTGTAAAACAGCGTTCTGAATACGTTGAAAGTATTACTCAAGATATGCAAACGCGTGAATTGAATGATGCAATACAAGAGCAGCTTGGTAT